CTGATGCACAAACGAAATACTATTCCACGGAAGTCACTTCACTACCGCACACCACTTGAAGTATTCCTAAGTCACGTCACAGATGAACAGCTTTCAACATTTTTCTAATTTAAATTGACATTTCGGGACTAATGAAAAGGAGTGATGTTTTCTTGAGAAAGTTAAAAGATTATAAACCAACTCGTTTTATGGCTAAGGATTCCACTTACAGCAAAGATGCAGCTGATTTTGCAGTTTCTTTCATTGAATGTCTCTGCCATACTAAGGGAACTTGGGCAGGAAAACCCTTTGACTTGATTGATTGGCAAGAAAAGATTATTCGTGACATCTTCGGTATTCTGAAGCCTGATGGCTACCGCCAATTCAATACTGCTTACGTTGAGATTCCAAAGAAACAAGGAAAATCAGAACTAGCGGCAGCAGTCGCTCTTTTGCTTTGTTGTGCAGATGGTGAGGAACGAGCCGAAGTGTATGGTTGTGCCGCTGATCGGCAACAAGCAGCGATTGTTTTCGACGTGGCCGCTGATATGGTACGAATGAACCCGGCTTTGAAGAAACGATGCAAAATTCTCGCTTCACAAAAACGGCTGATCTATGAACCCACTAATAGTTTCTATCAGGTTCTATCTGCTGACGCTTATTCTAAACATGGGTTCAATGTGTCCGGAGTTATCTTTGACGAACTGCATACCCAACCGAACCGGAAACTCTATGACGTTATGACGAAGGGATCAGGGGATGCCAGAACACAACCTCTTTACTTTCTAATAACCACTGCTGGTAATGATGAAAATTCAATCTGTTATCAAGTCCATCAAAAAGCAATTGATATCATGAAAGGTCGCAAACATGATCCCCGCTTTTATCCGGTAATTTATGGTGCTGGTCGGGATGAAGATTGGTCGAGTCCCGAAGTCTGGAAAAAAGCTAATCCTTCTTTAGGAATTACAGTCAAAATGGAGAAAGTAAAAGATGCCTATAATTCAGCCAAAGAAAATCCTGCTGAAGAAAACACCTTCCGTCAACTCCGTTTAAATCAGTGGGTTAAACAAGATGTCCGATGGATGCCGATGGATAAATGGGATGCTTGTGCTTTCCCAGTTGATCCTAATGAACTACGGGGACGAGATTGTTACGGTGGACTCGACCTGTCGTCGACTACTGATATCACTGCTTTTGTTCTAGTGTTTCCACCAAGGGATGATTCTGAAGGTTATACCCTTCTACCCTATTTCTGGATTCCCGAAGATAATGTTGACTTACGAGTTCGGCGTGATCATGTTCCATACGATATTTGGAAACAACAAGGTTATCTGCAAACAACAGAAGGTAATGTAGTTCACTACGGATTCATCGAACACTTTATTGATGATCTGGGAAAGAAATATCACATCCGTGAAATTGCCTTCGACCGGTGGGGAGCTGTCGAAATGGTTCAAAATCTTGAAGGTATGGGATTCACCGTGGTCCCGTTTGGCCAGGGATTTAAGGACATGACGCCTCCAACTAAAGAACTAATGCGATTAACTCTGGAAAAGAAGATCGCTCATGGTGGTCATCCGGTCTTACGCTGGATGATGGATAACATCTACATCCGCACTGACCCAGCCGGAAATATTAAACCGGATAAGGCTAAGTCAACCGAAAAAATTGATGGCGTAGTGGCCACCATTATGGGACTGGATCGTGCTATCCGAAATGAGGATAATGGTGATTCTGTTTATGATGGTCGAGGCCTATTGATGTTGTAATTGCGTAGGACTGAAAGGAGTTGATGCCATGGGTTTATTTAATAAATTATTCCATACCAATAAAGCTTCACCTAAAAACACCTTGTCTAGCACCATGTCATTTTTCTTCGGCAGTTCGATGGCTGGCCAAAATGTGACCGAACGTACTGCAATGCAAAATACTGCAGTTTATGCTTGTGTTCGAGTCTTGGCTGAAGGATTAGCTGAACTACCACTTCATATTTATCAATACACCAGCGATGGTGGTAAACAGCGGGCAATTAACCACCCGCTTTATTTTTTGCTTCATGATGCGCCAAATCCAGAAATGACCAGTTTTATCTTTCGTGAAACCATGATGAACCATTTATTACTGTGGGGTAATGCCTATGCACAAATCATTCGAAACGGTCAAGGCAAGATCACCGGACTCTATCCTTTGATGCCTGATCGAATGGACGTTAACAGAGCTGCCAACGGTGAAATCTACTATACCTATACTCGCAACTACGATGATTACCAGGCAAAAAATAAATCGAAACAAGTAATTCTCTTGTCCGATGAAGTCCTTCATATCGCCGGATTGGGTTTTGATGGTTTGATTGGTTACAGTCCCATTGCTATGGCTAAGAATGCGATTGGATTATCCATGGCTGCCGAACAATACGGAGCCCCTTTCTTCAAAAATGATGCCACGCCTGGTGGTGTTCTAGAGCACCCTAATGTAGTCAAAGACCCTGAACGGCTTCGGAAAAGTTGGCAGTCACAATTTTCGGGATCTAATAATCACAGCATTGCTGTCTTGGAAGAAGGAATGACTTTTCACCAGCTTTCCATTCCACCCGACCAAGCGCAATTTCTTGATACTCGAAAATTTCAACTCGACGAAATTGCCAGAATTTTTCGTGTACCACCGCATATGGTTGGTGACCTAGATCGTTCGACTTTCTCAAATATCGAGCAACAATCACTCGAATTTGTAAAGTACACCCTGAACCCTTGGTGTATTCGCTGGGAACAAGCTATGAATCAACAGCTACTTTCCGCTGATGATCAACGAAAGTTTTTCGTTAAATTCAATGTTGATGGACTACTACGTGGTGATTACGAAAGCCGGATGAATGGGTATGCCATTGGTCGACAAAATGGCTGGTTATCTGCTAATGACATTCGTGAGTTAGAGGATCTCAACCGTATCCCTGCTGATGAAGGTGGTGATCAGTACTTGGTTAACGGTAACATGCTGCCACTTAACCAAGCCGGTAATTTCTATAACACGCAAACAACCAAAGAAAGTGAGGAACCAAAAGAATGAAACGTTTCTGGAACTGGAAACAAAATGGTGATCAGCGGCAACTAGCTATCTCTGGGGTAATTGCTCCTGATAGCTGGGTGCATGACGATGTTTCACCACAGGTATTCCAAGACGAACTTAATGAAAGTCAGGATCCAATCGATCTCTGGCTGAACTCCCCTGGTGGTGATTGTACCGCTGCCAGTCAAATTTATACCATGCTGATGAATTACCCGAATGAAGTCAATGTCAAAATCTCAGGTATTGCGGCATCTGCTGCTTCGGTAATTGCGATGGCTGGAACTACTGTTTCAATGGCTCCTGCGGCTATGCTAATGATCCACAATCCACTGACTATTGTCGGCGGTCAAGAAAGAGATCTCGACCACGCTGCGCAAATGCTAGCTGAAACCAAGGAGTCGATCATCAATGCCTATGAGCTGAAAACCAACCTGCCCCGTGAAAAGATTTCAACAATGATGGATAACGAAACTTGGATGAACGTCAATAAAGCTATCGAATTAGGCTTTGCTGATGCCATGCTGGGTGACAATAAGAATGTCACAGATTGTTACTCGTATTCCGATAAGCAATCTGACCTGGTGTTATTGAATAAACTCAAGCCTAAAGCAAAATCTACTATTTCTGTAAAGTCGCTGCAAAAGCGGCTTTCTTTGTTATCACACTAATTTAGGAGGAACTTATCAATGAACAAGATTACTGAATTACAAGAAAAGCGTGCCCGTATTTGGAAGCAAGCAAAGTATTTCCTGGACACTAAACAAAAAGAAGCTGATGTACTTTCTGCTGAGGACAACGCTACCTACGAAAAGATGGAACAAGACGTCGTCAACTTGGGTAAGGAAATCGATCGGCTCCATAAGCAAGCCCAAATTGAAGCAGAACTCAATCAGCCCACAACTAAAGCCCTTACTAATACCCCGACTGCTGGAGAATTACCAAAGGGTCAGGATGCTTATGCGCAGAACTTTTGGCAAATGATGCGTGGTCATGCGGTCGTTGATGCACTAAAAGAAGGTACGGATCCGGATGGTGGCTTCCTAGTGCCAAATGAGTTTGAAAATCAACTGATTCAAAAGCTTCAAGAAGCCAACGTCCTGCGAACCATCAGCCATGTCATTCAAACCAATAGCGGTGAACATAAGATTCCGGTTGTCGCGAGCGAAGGAACAGCTGCTTGGCTCGAGGAAGAAGCAGCCTACACAGAATCTAATACTCAATTTAGTCAAGTATCCCTCAGTGCTCACAAATTGGGGACTCTGATCAAGGTATCGGAAGAACTACTGAATGACTCCGCCTTCGACTTGATGTCCTATTTATCTGATGAATTTGGTCGTCGACTTGGTAATGCTGAAGAACAAGCCTTCCTAACGGGTACCGGCACTGGCCAACCAACTGGTATCTTAACCGACACTAATGGTGCGTCTGCGGGATCCACAGCTGCTAAGGCCGATACATTGACTTTTGATGATTTGATCGAACTTTTCTATTCCTTAAGAGCACCATACCGTCAAAATGCTGTTTTCTTAATGAATGATGATACCGTGAAAACCATTCGCAAAATGAAGGATAACAATGGTCAATATATCTGGCAGCCTTCTGTTCAAGCTGGCCAACCAGATCGAATCCTCAATTGCCCAGTTTATACTAGTCCGTTCATGCCATCCATGGCCGCATCTAATAAACCAGTGCTCTTTGGTGATTTCAATTACTATTGGATTGCTGATCGTCAAGGTCGAACCTTTAAACGACTTAATGAACTTTATGCTGTAACTGGTCAAGTCGGTTTCTTGGGCTCGCAACGAGTAGATGGCAAAGTCATCCTCCCAGAAGCCATTAAAACTCTTGCCATGGCTGCTAAGTAGAAAGGACTGATGAAATGTGGCTGCTATTACTTTGGCCGAAGCAAAAGCCTACCTAAGAGTTGATAACACTGTTGAAGATGACCTCATCACAAAGTTGATTGGATCGGCGACTGCTACCGTCGAAAATGTCCTTCGTCAGCCTCTATCAGCATTTGATCCTCTCCCTGATGATATTCATACTGCGATTCTCTATACCGTAGCTTACCTTTACGAATATCGGGAAACGGCTGATTTTGATGCCATGATCAAGTTTCTTCGGGCTATCTTGTCCCCTTACCGGAAGGAGGAATTTTAATGCAACAGCAAAATAAACGGGTCAGTAAGATTGCTGATATTGGTGAACTAGATCGCCGCATTACGCTGATGAAAAAGAAATATGTCGGCGAAAATCCTAATACCGGAATGTCGATGTACAAGGATGTTCGCTTAGGCGATGTGTGGGCAAAAGTTTCTGCCCTACACGGTCAGGAATACTACACAGCGGTCACGGTTAAATTGGAAAAACAACTGTCATTCATCATCCGATACCGTGATGATGTTGACGAAGAAACCAACATTTGGTTTGAAGGTCGTGGCTACAATATTGGCTTTATTGATGACGTTAAGTACAACCATGAGTATCTGGAAATTAAGGCTGAATATTCGAGAGGAGTTGATGATCCGAATGAAGACAACTAGTTTAACAGTAATTAATTCATGCTTTGGTGCAATTGGGGCTTTCCTCGGCTGGTTCTTAGGCGGACTGGATGGTTTTCTATATGTTCTACTCATTTTCATGGTAGTGGACTATATCACCGGAGTGCTTTGTGCCATTAACGAACATAAACTCTCCAGTGAAATTGGCTTTCGTGGGCTTACGCGCAAAGTGTTAATTCTATTATTGGTCGGTATTGCACATTGCCTTGATATTTACCTATTAAAGAATGGTTCAGCGATCCGTACTGCTACTATTTTCTTCTATATCTCTAATGAGGGCATTTCATTACTAGAAAATACCAGTCGCTTAGGTCTACCTGTGCCCGATAAGTTAAAGAGTGTCCTCCAACAATTACATGATAAGGATGGTGATCATCAATGATTTCTGGAATTGATGTTTCTGAATGGCAAGGACATGTGGATTTCAATGCAGTCAAAGCAAGTGGTGTTAAATTCGTTCTAATCCGAGCTGGTTATGGTCGGTCAGCAAGCCAAGAAGACCGTTACTTTGCAGAACATTATACCTAAGCCAAAGCAACTGGTTTACAAGTGGGTGCCTACTGGTATTCCTATGCCGTTTCTCCCGCTGATGCAGCCAATGAAGCCCGGGCCTGTTTAACCGTCCTTGGTAATCGTCATTTTGATTTTCCAATCTACTTTGACTTATAAGAAAAGTGGCAGTTTGCCAATGGTCGTAACTTCTGTGATAGCTTAGTGAAAAGCTTTTGTAGTGTTTTGGAACAAAACGGTTGCTATGCCGGACTGTATATTTCGCGATCACCACTGCAAAATTACATTTCACCTTCCGTCGCTCAACGCTATGCTGTCTGGGTGGCTGAATATGGTCCGTGTTGTAACTACAATGGTAATTACGGAATCTGGCAACATTCCTCTACTGGTTCTGTTCCAGGTGTCAATGGCAACTGTGATCTAGATTATGCCTACATTGACTACGCAGCTGTCATTAACAAAAAGCAGCCAATCACCAGAAAGAACCCTGATGAACTAGCTGCTGAAGTTTTAGATGGTCAATGGGGTAATGGTACTGACCGTCAACAACGCTTAACCGCTGCCGGTTACGACTATGCGGTGGTCCAAGAAAAGGTTAATCGTCTCTTAAATCGTAAGTCAGTTGACCAAATTGCTCGTGAAGTTATCCGTGGCTCCTGGGGTAATGGTAATGAGCGAATCAACCGATTGAAGCAAGCTGGCTATGACCCCACCCAAATTCAAAAACGAGTTAATCAACTATTGTAACTTTTGCCTGTGGACTCCGGTCTGCAGGCTTTTTTCTTTTACCATAACAAAAAGCCAACCATATAAGATGGTTAGCTCTTCCTAAACTGTGGTTGGAGTCAAACAAGACTTCTTCTCAAATAAAACACGTATCTCAGATCACGCTTGAGTGTCAGAGTAGCGACCTCGCCCTCTTACTATATGTTAAAGAATCTGTTTCAATTAGCAAGTTGATTTGAGGGTTTACTTTTCTACTTCCGCTGGCTTATTAGTGGAGGTAATTAAAAATGATAAAGAAAGTTCAAACGGTAACTCATCAACCACTGCAATCAATAAAGAATAATATTAGTTCAGAACAATTATTGAATGATTTGCATTATCAACAATCAAAACAAATCATTCAAGTTCTACTCAACAAGGGTCTAATCTCAACCACTGAATTTAAGGAAATTGATGACTTAAATAAACAATCATTTCCGCCCTTATTAGGACCAGGAAGTGTTGATACATCAAGGTTCTAGAGCTAACATACCACACTGACGAAAGGAGGTTTGTCATGTCAACCATTACCAAAATTCAAGGTTACCAACATGATGTCAAGCAACTCCGTGTGGCAGCCTACTGTCGAGTTTCAACCGATAATTTTGAACAACTAGAAAGTCTTGAAAATCAACGTGCCCATTATCAAAAGTACATTAACAACCACCCTAATTGGGAGCTGGCTAAGATCTACTATGATGAAGGAATCTCAGGCACCAAGATGACCAAGCGGAACGCCTTAAAAGAATTACTAACTGATTGTCATAATCACCGGATTGACCTCGTGGTGACCAAATCAATTAGCCGTTTGTCACGAAATACAACTGATTGTTTGCAGATTGTCCGGGAATTACAGCAATTGAATATTCCAATTATCTTTGAGAAAGAGCATATCAATACTGGAGCAATGGCCAGTGAGTTATTTCTATCGATTCTTAGCAGTATTGCCCAGGATGAATCCCACTCAACTGCCGGAAATCTACGCTGGGCAATCAGGAAACGTTTTGCTAGTGGCAAATTCCATGTATCCTCAGCACCCTATGGATATTCAATTGAGGATGGCAACTTAGTTATCAACCATACTGAAGCAAAGACTGTACGACAAATCTTTCAACGATTTCTAAGTGGAACATCAGCCAGTCAAATTGCTAAAGAATTAAATCAAAAGCAGGTATCAACAAAACGTGGTGGCCAATGGCGTAGTAACACTGTAATTAATATCTTGCGAAACGGTAATTACACCGGTGATATGCTCTGCCAGAAAACCTACCGTGACGATCAATATCATCGTCATTTTAACCAAGGTGAACTCGCTCAATATCTAATTGAAGATCATCACCCTAGTTTGATTAACCATGAAAACTTTAACAGAGTGCAAGTTCTGCTTAAAGAAGCCGTCAAAAAACGCCATATCGAAACTGGCAGCCATAAGTATCAACAGCACTACCTATTTTCTGGCAAAATCATCTGTGGTCAATGTGGGACGATTTTCAAACGACAAACGCGGCCACATAAAATCTACTGGGCCTGCCAGCAACATTTAAGATCTGCTCAGCAATGTCCAACTAAGGCAGTGTCTGAAGCCAGTCTGAAAGCTGCCTTCTGCAATATGATAAATAAGCTAGTTTACAGTAAGAAGTTCTTACTTCAGCCATTGTTAGAAGGCCTGAAAGAAGAAGCTAATGTCAACAGCGATGGTCAACTGATTTCTTTAACTAAGCAAATCAAAGCAAATGACCACAAAGCTGAAACGCTCACCGAATTGATGCATGCCGGTTTATTAGATAAAGCGATCTACGTCAACCAAACCGCTAGACTCGAGCAAGACACTTACCAATGTCAGGAAAAGATTAAACAGCTTAATGGCCAAAATACTGATTCAGCAAATGACTTTGAGGATGTTCGTACCTTATTACGTTGGTGCCATCAAGGGAAACAGCTTACTGAGTTTGATGAAGGTGTATTTCAAGAATTTGTTCAACAGATTGTGGTTAACAGTTCAAACAAAGCAACGTTCATCTTGAAATGTGGATTAAAGCTACCTGAAAAGCTAAACAAAAATGCCACTATCGATGGACACTTTTACCGTGACATCATCAAACAACGTTACAACGATCCAATCAAACAAGCAGAATATTTGTACAGTATTATCGAGAGTGAAGGTGATTTAATTGGGTAAAGTGAGGATTATCCCCGCTCATCAGCAAAAAGGCAATAGCGTTCAACCGCAAAAAAATAGACTACCATTTGAACAGCTCCGAGTGGCGGCCTACTGCCGGGTTTCGACTGATTATGATGAACAAGCCAGTTCTTATGAAACTCAAGTGATCCACTACAAAGAATTAATTCAAAAAGAGCCAACCTGGAAGTTTGCAGGCATCTACGCCGATGATGGGATTTCAGGGACTAACACTAAGAAGCGGGAACAATTTAATCAGATGATTGCAGCCTGCAAAGCCGGTAAGATTGACTTGATTGTTACTAAATCAATTAGTCGGTTTGCCCGAAATACTATCGATTGCCTGAAGTATATCCGGGACTTAAAAGCTATCAACGTGGCAATCTTCTTTGAAAAGGAGAACATTAACACCATGGACGCTAAAGGTGAAGTGCTGATTACCATCATGGCTTCCCTCGCCCAGCAAGAAAGTGAGTCCCTATCGCAAAATGTTAAAATGGGAATTCAGTACCGCTACCAACAAGGTAAGGTCTTCGTCAATCACAACCACTTTCTCGGTTATACCAAGGATGCTCAGGGTAATCTGGTAATTGAACCGGCAGAAGCTAAAGTCATCAAACGGATCTTCTATAGCTATCTAAACGGGATGAGTATGAAACAAATCGCGGATTCACTCAAAGCTGATGGTATTTTAACCGGTGGTAAAACAAAGAACTGGCGCTCTAGCAGCGTGGCTAAAATACTTAAGAACGAGAAATATATGGGTGATGCCCTTCTGCAGAAAACCTACACTGTTGACTTTCTTAATAAAAAACGAGTGAAGAATGAAGGCATCATGCCCCAGTACTACGTGGAGAATGATCACCCGGCGATTATTCCTAAATCAGTATTTATGCAAGTCCAGCAACTCATTAAGCAACGGCGTAATGGGATTACCACAAAGAACGGCAAGCACCGGCGACTTAACGGCAAATATTGTTTCTCTCAAATAGTCTTTTGTGGAAAATGCGGCGACATTTTTCAACGGAATATGTGGTACCGACCAGAAAAAGTAGCGGTCTGGCGCTGTGCAAGCCGAGTAAGACGAAGTAAAACTGGCCGCCGATGCATGATTCGCAATGTCAAAGAGCCCTTGCTCAAGGAAGCCACCGTCGAAGCTTTTAACCAGCTTATTGAAGGTCATGAGTTAGCTAGTAAACAAATTAAAGCTAACATCATGCAGGTGATAAAAGACTCCCAAGGACCAACACTTGATCAACTTGATAAGCAGCTAGAAGAGGTTCAAATGAAATTGATCCAAGCTGCCAACCAACATCAAGACTGCAATGCCCTCACCCAACAAATTATGGACTTGCGGAAGCAAAAGGAAAAAGTACAAAGCCGGGAGACTAATCAACAAGTAAAACTTCACAGCCTTGAAGAGATCAACGAACTGGTCGAATTCCACAAGTATGGCTTAGTTGACTTCGATGAAGGCCTAGTTCGGCGCTTGATAGAAAAAATCACCATCTACCAACGTTACATGGAATTCACGTTCAAAGATGGTGAGGTAATTAGAATTAATATGTGAAAATAATCTGGTAATACAGCACTCAGCTATTTTGGCTGGGTGCTGTTTTTTTATTCAAACATAGCTGCATTTCATATCGTCATAATTTCCACTTATCTATCCAGTCATCACAAACATTCATACTCCTGATATATTCACAATATCAAATTCATAAGGAGGACAACTTATTATGTTAATCGAAGCAACGAATCTTACTAAAAAATATGGATCGAAATTAGCACTGAATAACGTAAGTATTCAAATTAAACGTGGACAATTAATCGCATATATTGGAACCAATGGAGCTGGGAAATCAACCACTATCAATATGCTTACCGGATTATTGAAACCAACTTCGGGAATTATTTCCCGTAATCAAGGTATGAAGATTGGTATTGTCTTTCAAAACAGCATTTTAGATAAAGAACTGTCGGTGAAAGATAATCTTTATTACAGGTCAAAGCTTTATCATGAAGATCATTCTGAATGGCTCCAGAAATTAATTCATATAATGGGGCTCACTAATTTCTTAAACCAGCGCTATGGAACATTATCTGGTGGCCAAAGGCGGAGAGTTGATATTGCCCGAGCTTTGATTACAAAACCGGACATTCTCTTTCTTGATGAGCCAACAACAGGATTAGATTTGCAAACCAGATTAGTCATTTGGAATCTTCTCCAAAAAATGCAAAGTGAATATGGCTTAACAATTTTCCTAACCACTCATTACTTAGAAGAAGCTGAAAATGCGGATCAGATGTACATTTTAGAGAACGGTAAAATCTTAGCTTCTGGCTCAGCAACTGAGATTAAGAAACGTTATGCACCCACTAAATTAGTAGTTACAACAAATGGCAATCAACTCCGAACTGACTACCCTAGTGAACAATTAACAGCTCAGAAGTTGTCTTTTGATAATCTGACATTTTCAGAAGTGATTGAACTATTACATCATAACCAAGACTATATCACTAATTTTTCATATAGTCCTGGCTCCATCAACGATGCTTTTGTCAAAATTACCGGAAAGGAGCTTCAATAAAATGTTTGCACTAATCAGAAGAAATTTAAAAATCTACTTTGCAAATAAAATCGGCGTATTAATGTCTTGCCTTGGTGCTTTAATTTCATTCTTTATTTATATTGGTTTTTTGCAGGAAAATCTGACATCCTCTTATCAATCACTACCCCATGCAAAGGAAATGTTAGATTTATGGATGATCAGTGGAATTGTCGCCATTGCAGGTATTACTACCTCATTCCAATCACTTGGTCAATTAGTGAAAGATCGTGAAAGTAGGACGTGGGACGATTTAAGCCTAACAGATTTAACTCCATTCAAAATTAATTTGAGCTATTTAGTGTCCTCAATTTTTATCAGTACACTCATGCAAATTATTACGTTTTTCATTATGGCAATTTACTTTATTTCAGTTGACAATATTACAATACCAGACTTTGCTATACTACCAGGATTAGTTTTTATTGTTTTAGGTTCCTTTGGAGCTAGCACTATCAATTTAATCATTATTGACCTAATACATTCTTCCACAACTTTTAGCCGCCTTTCAGCAATAGTTGGAGCAGCTGCCGGATTTATGATTGCTACTTATATGCCATACGGAACTCTATCCAAATCAGCCCAATTTATAGTAAAATTATTTCCGAGCAGTTATGAAGCCGCTAGTCTACGAAGTTTTCTTCTAAATAAATTAAGTAAAAAAACTTTACCTGCAGTTGGTCGCCAACAAATGATTGAATATCTTGGCATCCATTTCAAAATTTATGGTTACCAATTAAGTAATTATAATAATGCATTAATGATTTTGGGAATGTCACTGATATTACTAGGACTCGCAGCGGTTTTGACAAATCTATACCAGAGGAAGAATTAATTGTGCAAATTCATTTTCAGTCAGACCCATCATTAGACCCTGACGATCTTAATATTACTGTGAACGCAGTCACCAAAAATAATAGGGTCGTCAATCTTCTTAATTATTTGGACAAGTATAATCAGAAAAGTAGCATGTTCATTCCCATAAAAACAGAAGACCGAATTTTAACTATTAAGCAAGCAGAGCTAATTAAAGTTGAAGTAACTAAAAACACTCTAACTTTTTATACCAAAAGTGATGAAATCCAAGCAAATGGCCGATTATATCAGGTACTAGAACGACTTAATGAAAATTTTGTTCAAGTATCAAAACACTGCATTATCAATTTAAATCACTTAGTTTCCTTAGAAGCTGGTTTTACTGGTAATATGGTTGCTAAATTAAATTTCAAACAACGTGCAGATGTTTCGCGAAAATATCTACCGGAAATAGAAAGAAGATTGGGATTATAAAATGAAAAATTTTAGAAAAAGCATCCGTTACTTTATCCGTGGAATGGGATATGGATCTATTACCTATCTTGTAATTGCCACATTTTTCACATCAAATATGATTGTCTCTAAAACTAGTGTCATCACTGTTTTTATTTTTAGTGGATTAATCGGGGAATTAAGTTTCTTATTCCAAACGGAACTATCATATTCAGTTGCACTTGTTATTCACCTAATTGGGACCTTTATCCTATATTCTGGAATGATGTTGATCAATCATTGGCTGTTTGATTGGCGGACCATTCTAATCTTTGTGATCGTCTATATCATAATTTGGCTCATTATTCGTCTGGTTGAGAAACAACATATTAACCGAATTAATCAACAGATAATGAATAGGAGAAAATAAATCTATATTTACAATCACCAACTAATTGTTAGGATCGGTTGGTGATTTTTTAATTAAAAAATTGTTTTAACAAGATAAATCAATAGTTTATTGCTATACATTTGTCTACTCGACTCTGAGCACCAAATCAGTCTATTTTCGTATCAGCTGTATATGCCTTCATATCAGCTTTTACACGCACTTCCACTACCCTAATCGACACGACCTGCCAAACTGGACCTTCGTCTACTCGACTATCGAAATAGGACATAGAACACTCGACCCGCCAGCTTCAAATAGAAAAAGTGTACTAATTCCAATCATTCTGAAAGAAAAAAGAACACTTTTAATCATCCTTAAATACCGCCATGACGCGGTTTATGAGCTATTTTTCTGTGCATTCAAGGACCGTAACACTCTCAACATGCCACGAGCTTAGTTGGTCAATTACACATTCTTGCTAAACTGCATTGTTAGGCAACCTTTGTTATTTGCAATAAACTAGCACAATTGTTAACTCAGGGCTATAAATGCCGGATTTTGGTAAAATTCTGAGATGAATTATAGAGCCTAGATTTTGTGGGCTTGTGGGAACACATAGCTACTAAAAGCCGCTCAAAACATATGTGAGAATTTACTATTTTTCCTTATACCAAATGTAAGGTCTACCCTCAATATGTTTAAAGTTGTCTTCTCTCAAATAAATGAATTGATCTTCCACAATTTCATATACTTTATTATTATCCTTATCTCTAAGGTAATTACCATCACGAATCAATCTTACATTAAGATAACAATCATTATCATAATAATACCTACCATCCTCACTCCAAAGTGTTGTACCATCATCCACCTTGTGGAATTTGTCCTCCATGTATTTCCCCCTCCCTATTTATATTTAATCATTCGTTGCCATCAATTCTGCTTGTTCTACCACGGTATTGACTGCTTCCGGAGCAATATCAGGTGGATAACCATACTTTCTAAGCAGGTGTTTTACAGCTACACGCATTTTAGCTTGAATATTACGTCTCTTTTCCCAATCAACGCCAGCTTCTTCTTTAACTAGCTTGACTAGCTCCTGAGCAATCAAATGAAGTTTCTTTTCTCCAAGAACTTCGACCGCTTTCTTATGATCAGCTAATGCATCATAAAAGGCGATCTCTTCTTGACTGAGCCCTAAGTCCTTACCCTTTTCTTGCTCTGCATTAATCTTTTTAGCCATATCAATCAACTTACGGATAACAATTTCACTAGTAATCCCACGTTGATTATATTCGTCAATTGATTTCTGGAGCATATCTTCAAATTTTTCGGACGTAACTTTATTACTTTTCATCATTGCTTTAATCTTACCCTTAAGCAATTTTTCCAACAGGGTAATTGCAACATCCTGCTCCGGCATACTATTAACTTTCTGCAAGAATTCATCTGAAATCAAATCAATACTTTGTCTTTTTATGCCTAGTTCATTGTAGATGTCAACATTGGGTTCAGAAATGATGGACTGATCCAATAACTGTTGCATTTGATATTTAACATCAGTATGTTTTCCTGAACCGACAGGCGTAGTTGGTTGCTTTAGTTTTTGAATAAACACCTTAACCGTCTTAAAGAAAGCAATCTCTTTGCCATAGGCTTGCGCTTCCGGTTGAGTTGAAGTCAAAGCATAAGCTTTCTGTAATTCAGTCACAACATCCAAAAACTTTTGTTGTGTTTCCTCGTCCTCACCTAGAATCTCGTTAGCAACTCGCCGAGTAATCTTTAAGCGAACAGCTCCATCTTCTGAATCAAACCCTGAGTAATCAACTCCATATAGGAAATCATTAGTAATGATGTCATATTTCTCTTTCAAAAGGGCTAGGGCTTTTTGCATATTGATACCCACTTGCCCCTGGTCTTCTGTGGAATAAACGTTCAGCGCTTCTTTCAGATTTTCAGCGATACCAATGTAGTCCACAATTAAGGCACTATCTTTGTCCTTAAAGACCCGGTTGACACGAGCAATAGCTTGAATTAAATTGTGTCCCTTCATCGGCTTATCAATGTACATAGTATTCATCGAAGGTACGTCAAAACCTGTCAACCACATATCAACCACGATAACAATCTGTAATTCATCATTATTATCTTTCATCCGTTTTTGAAGGACTCGACGATCAGCTTTACTGGTCTGAAACTTTGCCATTTCTGGACCATCGGCCGCAGAAGACGTCATTACAACCTTGATTTTCCCTTTATTAAGGTCATCACTATCCCACTCTGGGCGTAACTTGATGATTTGATTATAGAGACGAACTGCGTTACGACGCGACATTTCAACAATCATTGCCTTGCCAAAAGTCTCTTTTTGTCGTGCTTCGAAATGATTAACAAAATGCTTAGCAATACTTTCTAGTCGCGGCTGAGCACCAGCTAATGCCTCCAAACTGGAGAATTCTCGGTTACGTCGAGTATTTTCTTCTAAGTTAGGATCATCATCTAAGTTGGCCTCTTTTAGCAGTTGTTGATACTTAGCCTGTGCATCGGACTTCAACTTCAGAGGGAATACATGACTTTCGTAATAGATTTTTACTGTGGCGTGGTCATTAACGGCCTGAGTAATATCATAAACATCAATGTAATTACCAAAGACTGCAACAGTTGATTTATCAGCAGTAGAAATTGGGGTTCCAGTAAAACCAATGAATGAAGCATTAGGCAAAGCGTCACGTAAGTACTTAGCAAATCCATAACGTAGTCCATTATTAGTAAACTTAGCCTTCAAGCCATATTGAGTTCGGTGAGCTTCATCCGCAATAACAATTACATCACTCCGATTAGTCAAAACTGGCATTTCAGTTTCTCCACTTTCGAAGTCGGGTGAGAACTTTTGAATGGTTGAAAAGATAATTTCCCCCGCTTGCTTATCCATAAATTTACGAAGTTCATCACGTGATTCTGCATGTTCTGGAGCTTGCCGTAAAAATTCATGTGCAGCAGCAAAGGTATCAAACAATTGGTCATCTAGATCATTACGGTCATTAATTACCAGCATTGTTGGATTATTAAGTTTTCTAGCCACAATACTAGCAAAGAACACCATCGATAAACTTTTCCCTGAACCGGTAGTATGCCAAACTACCCCGATGCGTTTGTCATTAGGGTCAGCCATCGTTCTTTTAGCAGCTTTAACCGCTTTGTTAACCATGTAGTACTGGTGGTAAGCCGCTAGGATCTTAATTGTATTATCACCATCAGTTTCAAAAATAATGAAGTTCTCAATTAGATTAAGTAAATCCTTAGGTGTCAGCATATACTTAATCATTGTTTCTAATTCAAGGTCATCACCAACGTTAATATTTTTGGGTGCTCGCCAGCGCATAAAGCGATCAAAACCAGCAGTTAAAGATCCAGCTCGAGAATTAATACCATCCGATGCAATCAAAATTTCATTATATTTCAGGTATTCAGGAATCTCAGCTTTATAAGTTTGCAATTGTCGATAAGCATTCTCAATACTGACGTTAGGATTGCTAGCATCTTTAAATTCAAATGTCACCACTGGTAGCCCATTAATAAAGATAGTAGTATCAGGGCGCCGTTCATGACTACCCTTAAAAGTAAACTGGTTTGTTGCCACGAATTGGTTATTTCCCACATGGTCAAAGTCAATTGGATAAAGAACTTCTGTTCGATTTTCACCATTAACTGTTGTTTTAACTCGAATTCCCTCAATTAGTAATTTATGAAAATAGTGATTGTTCACCATCATATCAGGATTATCGGCCAAGCGAGTTAACTGGCGTAAGGCCTCTTTATAGATCTCCTCTGGATAGCCTGGGTTAAGTTTTTTTAGGGACGCCTGCAGTTTTTCAGTTAAAACGGCTACCGCATGGTCATTATTTCGCATCTTGTCAATTTCTGGATTAGGAGAAGTTGTACTTGGACTTTTATAAACATCATAGCCTACTTTTTGTAGAGTATCTAATGCCAGATTTTCGACATCAGATTCTAATAAGTATCCTTTTGACACGACGAATCACCTTCCTTTCATTGTATTTATTGTGCTAAATGCTAATTTAGTGGCTTAAACGAATTTATGAAGTAATCTCTTTTTTAGTTGATTTAGTTTGTTTGTTTCGAAACTGTTCGTATGAATACTTTCAAAAATTGGTTTAGCAATACTGTTGAATTTATCTAATAATATATCATTATCAGGAACTACAACCTCTAGCTTGCTAAAATCAGATTTATTTAGATTTTTAATAGTTGTACCTCCACTGCCAAGATTCCCTATTTTATTGCTAAGGGATCTAAGTTCAAGAAACACCCAGTAAATAAATTTTTCATCTAGAACTAGTGAGTTAATTTGTTGATTAGTTTGGGCAATGCTACCCGTTAACGAAACAAGCCCAGGAGTTCCAATACAACTGACCATTATCGAATTTGCAGGTAAATATTTATTTTTTTGAGAATCAGCACCTAGTAAAGAAAGGCTCTGTAATGTCTCGTCAATAAACACTTTGTTGTGCATGTCTGGAATTTTAACAAAAGGTATGTCCGACCCGTAATTAGCTTTAATTTTTGTACTAGGTGTTTTACCTGTAACGATATCCTTTGCAATCTTTTTCAAAGGAACCTTATTACTAATATTTTGACTATATCTAGACCAAATTAGCGTTATTAGTTCAAGTAAATTAGCATTTATCTCCTTGTTAATTTCTATTTTTTTACTAATTGGTACTAACTTTCTCACAATGCTCTTTTGAATGCTTAAAGAAGGGAGTTCTATTTCAATATTTCTTAATTCTTTTTGCTTTATGCCTATTACTGTAGTACCTGTTGCATGTCCATTTAAACGATTTTGAAAATTCTTTGAAGACATATAGAAGTAAAGATACCATGGAAGGACTATCGAATTATTTGGTCTAAGTAAGAATATTCTTTGACTAAGAATTGCTTTTATAGGCTTATCTACTAAAAATAATTCCCCTAGAGGCGCTTCAGAAGTCATTAAGATATCGCCTACTGAAATATCACCATCCTTCATCCATTTATTATAAAGAGCTGAATTTCCATAATGAGATTTATCTAAGTTTATTAGTTCCCCGTTTTTTAAGTTTTTAGCACTTAGCGCCACTATATCATTTTTATCTTCCGTCCAATCTAATCCTAACTTTTTAGGAGTTTTCCCACGATAATCCATTATTATAGTGAGTACATCTCCAAGTCTATATTTTGTCACCCTATAAACCTCCTATGTGCCATTTTTACATTACTTTGCTTTACCATTGCATAATGCAATGTTGTGTCTATTCTTTCGTGCCCAAGTAGTTTTTGAACCTGTTCAATCGGCATTCCCTTATCAATAGCATTTGTTGCCAAAGTCCTTCTAAATTTGTGAGGATAAACTTTTGCTATTCCTGCTCTCTTTCCCAAATTTTTAAGTCTATTTTCAATCCCATTAATACTCATTCGTTGATGTGGTACATGTAAAGAAACAAACAATGCAGAATTGGCATCTTTTCTCTTTGCTAAGTAATTCTGTAGATGTATTTTGCTTCTAGCATCAAAATATACTATTCGCTGCTTATTGCCTTTTCCCAATACCACACACTCACGCTCATCAAAATTTATATCATTCTGATTAAGATGAACTAATTCACCGATACGCATACCTGTTGAAGCAAGTATGTCAATCATTGCAACATCACGCTCACTATTACAATGATCCCTTAGCCTTTCTAAATCTTCATCACTATAAGTATCCTTAACTTTAGCTGATGACTTAACCTTATGAATCCGTCTTACAGGACTTTTGATAATAACATCTTCATCTTCAAGCCAGCTAAAAAAGCTAGAAAAAATTCGTCTAATATTATCAATAGTCACTCGGCTGGAGTTTCTAGATTGCTGATAATTACCCAAGTAATCACGTAGATCTTCAGTAGTAATCTTTTGAACGTGCTTCCCTAAATACGAAAACATCATCTTTAGTGTCGCTTGATAATAGTTAATTGTTTTTTCAGAACATCCTTCAACCTGTTTAGCGGCTAAATAATCTGTAATATAGGATTCATTGCTTTTTTTAGGACCGCTATCTGTATTATTCCCAAGTTTTTTCTTTAATACCCGTTTCAGTTGTATTAGTTGACTGTTATCCAAAACCTTTAACATTTCTTGTACGATTTCATCAATAATTGAGTTCATCTGTTATATACCTCGTTTTTGATGAAATGATACAACACTATTCTGCAAGTCACTAAATGCTAATTTATTGAAGCAATTAAAATTATCTTTTAACAATCTGTATTTATCACTGACCGATGATAAAACATTTACTTTAGGTGAGTTGATTTTTGAAAATATATCTGGTGACTGGGGAAAAGCTCAATCTCAAGGTGATTTTACTAATAGAGTTACTATCATTCGTGGTGCTGATATAGATGATTTAGCTTTGGGAAATTCGGCAAAAACTCCAATAAGATATATAAAAAATAGAGCTTTAGTTAATAAACATTTGTTGCCTAATGATGTGTTAGTAGAAATTTCAGGCGGTTCACCAACTCAATCAACTGGGCGGTCTTTACTTGTTTCAGATTCAGTAATTGACAAGTTCAGTTCAGAAGTACTAGGCACTAATTTTACACGGATCTTTCGTCCTTCATCTGAAGAAAACAGTATCCTATTTAAGAGTTATTTGGACTTTTTGTATGATAAAGATGTTTTCTTTAATTATGAAAATGGAACAACTGGTATTAAGAATTTAGATTATAAATCTGTATTGAAGATACAATTGCCGGATATTCGAAAAGCTAATAATTATCAACAATACATTAATCTTTATAAGCTTTATAACAATACCGTTCAAAGTAACGGTAGGCAATCTGTACAATTAACTAAAATAAGACAAGCAATGCTTAACAATTTTTTCTAGGCAGCTAAATTAGCATTTATTTGGCTGTTTTGGTTCTTTTTCTCATCAATTAATCGTATTCGATTAGCAATTAAATGTTGCTCATCCAATGGGGGCATATCAATAACTAAATTTCCAATATCAGAAGGCTTAACTGAGGGGTAAGTCGAGGTTGACGTTTCACCAATACTTTGAAGAACTTCTGTCACTCTATTAGATGACAAAAAAAGATATAGATAATATGGATCTATCTTATCCTTTTTAGGACTCACAACAGCAAAACCAGTACTATATATACAGTCACTTTTACTAGAAATAAACCCAACGTGTTTCATATTAGGTCTTACTGTAGAAATAACAGTGTCCTCTTTTGAAACTAGTCTTCTTGCCCTACTTGGTGCCTCGGATATACTTGGATAATGCCGATATCCATTAAAGTTACCACTAATAACTGAACTGGTATCTACATAATTTACTGAACCTATGTAAGTACTTTTACTAATCGAACTTTCATTTATGCTTGCCACATCTGAAATTCTATATTTCATATCCAAGCTCCTTCAATACATCTTTGATCTCAGCTTGGAGCTTATTACTCTCCTCAAACTGTTTTTTCAATTCTCCAGTCAGACGAGCCATCTTAACTTCATAAGGTTCACCATCGTCTTCTTGTTTTGCTAAGCCAACGTACCTACCAGGTGTTAATACGTAATCATTCTTTTCAATTTCATCTAGTTTGGCTACCTTACAAAATCCGGGGACATCCTTATACTCTTGATCATTGGTACCACGGTATGCATGATATGTGTCTGCTACTTTTTTAATATCTTCCTTTGAGAATGCCCGATGAGTTCGATCAATCATTTCACCAAGATCACGCGCATCGATAAATAAAGTCTCACCTTTTCTATCTCGTTCATTTTCAGATTCCTTGTTCATATCAACGAACCAAAGTGAAACTGGGATACTAGTTGAATAAAACATTTTATCCGGTAAGGCGACGATCGCATCAATCTTGTCATCTTCAAGAATTGCTTTACGAATATCATGCTCTGCCGTTGTAGAGGTTGATAAAGCACCGTTAGCTAACACGAATCCGGCTTTCCCATCAGGTGCTAATTTGCTAATGATATGTTCAATCCAGGCATAGTTGGCATTACCAACTGGTGGAACTCCATATTGCCAGCGAGCATCTTCACGCAACTTGTCACCATTCCAATTTTTTACATTAAATGGTGGATTAGCTAGGATAAAATCAAATCTTTCACCTTTGTGCAGGTCATTAGTAAAAGTATCACCTTGATGTGGCCCAAGGTTATTATCAATACCACGAATGGCAAGATTCATCTTTGCTAATTTCCAAGTGGTTGGGTTAGACTCTTCACCATAAACTGATAGGTCGCCGATTTTACCTTGGTGTTCTTGGACGAATTTGTCAGATTGCACAAACATCCCACCAGACCCGCAACATGGGTCATAAATACGTCCTTTGTACGGTTCAATCATTTCTACTAGCGTACGAACAATGGAACGTGGTGTGTAAAATTCACCACCCTTTTTACCTTCTTGAGAGGCAAATTCATTGAGAAAGTACTCATATACACGACCCAAAATATCAGATTGCTTGGCATGTTTATCACCTAGACTGATATCTGAAATTAAATCAACCACTTCACCTAGACGAGCTTTATCAAGATCTGGAGATGCATAGTTCTTACTTAAAACCCCACGCAATGAATCATTGCTTTTTTCAATTGCATCCATTGCACTGTCAATAATTTCACCAATTTGAGGTGTTTTTGCTGATTGTTGAATTAATTCCCAACGTGCTTCTTTCGGTACCCAAAAAATATTTTCCGAAAGATACATATCAGGATCTTCAGCATCTTCAGGATAATCTGATTTCAACAATTCATTATGCCTGGTTTCAAATGAATCTGATACATACTTAAGGAAAATTAACCCCAGTACAACATTACGATATTCTGAAGCGTCCATGCTGCCACGCAACGCATCAGCTGTTTTCCATAATTTGTCCTCAATACTTAATTCCTTAGACTTGGTTGCCATTTTCACGACTCCTTTACTATTTCCATAATGTCACTGATATCACATTCTAAGGCCTTACAAACCTTTAGTAATACCTCAGTCGTAACATTACCATTCCTACCCAACTTAGCAATTGAAGCGGCACTAACTCCACTTACCTGTTGTAGATCTTTCTTTTTCATACCACGATCAATTAATAGCTTCCATAATTTGTTGTAACTGATGCTTAAGTTTTCGTTATTCATGATTACTTCCTCTAAATAAAAATTTCTGGAACGTTTATTTCAATTTCCTTAGTCTCACTAACAGCATCAAGATCGTTCGCTTTTAAGATATCCTTGGAGACAAAGTAATTATTATCGGCTTGAATGATAAATTCATCTTTATTGTCTTCTATATATTCTGAGGATTCTCTGGAATAACCATTCTGCTGTAACCAAATCCGTAAGTCACTATCTGTTCCATACTCCATGAAACGATACCAGTCATTCTGAGGTGGCATTCCACTCTTAGTTAACTCCTGGGTAACTTTCAAGAAATATTTACCTAATACAAACTGAAGATTTTGCAATCTTTTCATCACTAAATTAATGGTTATAGTCTCCCAGTCAATATTAGGAGTATTCTCATGGTATTGACTTACCCTATTAAGAAATCTTGTATCTCCACGTTCAGGATCACGGATTTGAATTGCAAAGTCGCAAATCCGTTGCAAGCTGTACCCACTCATCCAAAGTAAGGCTATTTTAGCGTCATCCTCGATGACCTTATCCTGAGTTTCCTTGTCTTGTTTTGACTTAACAAAGTCGGATTCATAAATAGCCCAGTTAAATATTTCTGACAGTTTGAGTAAAAAAGCTTTTGCTTCCGGCCACCTCAATTTTTCCCCATCATGAATATTAGGATATCCTTTAATATTTTTTTGACTAATCTTGTTTCTAAGACTTTCAGACTGATCAGAAGAGAAGTTAATATCATCCTCTAATTCGTCAGCATATCGTTCTTGTAAGGATTGTAAAATTTTTCGTTCTTCTTTGTAGGTTATATGTTTTGCTAAATGGGTTCTAACTACTCCATGATGATGATTCCGTAATTCCTTGACATAAAGTAATGATAATTTACGAATTAAATCATAGTTCTTATCTTTTTCAATGTTATCTAAACGCACATCGCCTTTCTCTAGGCTCTTCTTAATTGCTGCCGCTTGCTTAGGCTTAATAGCATCAACAGATAACTTAGCTTTTTTTAGTCTGTTATTCATCCTAGATAAATAAGCAGCACGGTTGCTATGCGAATTCGCTGTATCGCCAGTAATTAGAAAGACATTTCCTAGCATGGAGTGACCTAACCTACCCACTCGACCAATTAAGTTCAAGAAGTCTAATTGACTGAGCGTCCTTTTTCCGTTTTGCAGCGTAGTAACGAAAATATTATCAGCCGGCAAATTTACTCCCTCCAGTAGGGTGCTGGTGCAGAAAATCAGCTTTAAGATTCCTTGCCGACAGGCTTCCTCGATTCTAATGCGAACATCAACCGGCAATTCTCCAGTGTGGAAGGCTATTCCTTTTCTAACTAGTTTTACCAAGATGTATTTAGGGTGAATTTTACGTGAAATATAATCAGCTAACTCTATCAACCTTGGATCGTTACTTTCTTCCATTGAACGACTAACAACCACAGCATCTGAAATAGCATTTACTTTTGAACCGTAATAAACCAAATTGCAATTACTATTCCCTAAAACTCTCATCATCTTCCGAATAATATCTGGTACTGACGGAGTTTCCTTAAATGTACCTATCGGAATAGTATTTTGATTCAAATCATCATATATTTCTGCTTTATTAGCGGAGCGATCAAAGATGATTTTCACCTGGGTTACTGGGGATTCGACAATGCGAAGGCCATCATTCGATGCGGCTGTTTGTACTAACTTTTTAAATATTCCTGGATTTGGAATCAATGGTGAGGCAAAGGTTACCTTCGGTCGATTTTTCCATGCACTAACCCTGTCAAATATTTCATAGTAAAAGACACTACGCGAACTTGCTTCTGTAACTTTTTGAGACTCATCAATAAACAGGTGTATTAACCGTGCTTCTGAATATTGTATTAAAAGGGCTAATAGGCGTTCAGGAGTCATTACGCAAATATAGCTTCCCTCGTAATCTAATCTGTACTCTTCAGGATGAGAAATGACTCGATATTGTTTTTCGCCTAATTTTGCCCCTAAATCCTTAATAAGCTGAACCTTTACTTCGGTAATAAGTGCTTTGCTTGGTACAGTGATCGCAAAGTTGCCTACGACACCCTCCTTCACTTGAAGCTCAATATACTTCTCAATTAAAAAGGTCTTCCCCATCGATGTTGGAGCTGAAAAACTAGTAAGTTCATTGCTCAAAGACTTAAAAATTATATCTTGCTTACCGATAAACGACTTACTTTCTTCTCCAGGAATCTGGCGTTTCTCTTTTTGATAGTTTACCACGGCTTCGTTCCATAACTGCCCAATTGTTGGAACTAGCGTATAGCTTTGTCCTTGACGAGGCAAAAAGTTGGTAAAGCTGGTCAAAACTTCATTAGTAATCAGTGCAACCTCGGGGTCGTCGGGATACATTTTGGATAGAGTAGCAACGATTTTCAAGGCAATATTTTTTTGCCTACTGTCTCCCTTTTTATTGATTGATTTTGCTAGCAGATCGGCGAAGCGTAGAAGATCATGCTTCTGCTTACCTGTTAACTTCCAATCTAGATGAAATAGCCAATAGGTGTACCGTTTTGATAAAGTACCCACTAATTTGTGTAAGTAATCATCGTTTTTCAAATAATCATAAAGGTATTCACCCAATTTTTTCCCTTGGTTTGGCATGCTCTTAGTCCCCTATCAAATCCTTCATTATTGCAAAGCTGTCTTCTTCTGCATTAGTAAAAGGTAACAAGTACACGTAAAAAGATGACTTTTGCCAATGATGCTGCTGAATCGCCCTATTTAACCGACCGATTGCTTGCTTCATGTCACTATTAATAGCTTGACAGCATCTCTCCTTTGCTTCTTCTTGTGTGCAGTCATCTAAATCTAATTTGGTTCTAAACTTATAGCCAATAAAGATCCCATACGATGCAATATCTTCAAAATCTGTTTCGGTTGGGGCCATTAGCTTAATAATGGCATTACTCTTATCTTCACCAAATTGTGTCTGAAGAATAGAACTGTCCACTATATCGGTAGCCAGTACCATCTCATTGGACTGGTTATTATTAAAGTTTGATATCTTCTTTACTACATTATTGATTGCATTCTCAAGATTATTGCTTAATTGCGATGCTCCAAGAATTAGTTGGGCTTTCCCTTGGTCCCTTTTCAGATACATTCCCTCACTGTCGATTGTACGTTTATCTTTTGAAATTTCCGCTCTGGTATAGAGCTTAAGCGCGTTATCTTCATGCTCTAAAAAGATATATGCCAGTAATTCGCCAAGTAAGTTATTTGGAATACCGCTTTTGGCATATCTTCTCAGTAAACTCGCTGCCTGTATACCTACAACAGCTGTTTTACTAACTCCACGAGCCACTGCGTAGTTAGCAATATTAGATGTCACTAAATTCTTTAGGTTTGTGTAGCTGAACGGTAACAATTCAGGCTTCAAAACAAAAGCATGGATTGCGTTTCTATTTTTAACCGCATCCATTTTGCTGGTATTAACTTGACGAAAAACGTTCGCAAACGTCTTATCCGAAACAGTCTTTGTAAATATATCCTCATCCTCACTTTTGGTGGGGAATTTTTGTTTGCGTTTATTTTTTCTGTTTGCTGCTCTGTCAAACGTATCATAAAAAAGCTTAGCTAGTAATGCTGGTACTTTACCTCGATACACATCCGGTGAAATTTCATCCTTCTTCAATTTCTTAGCAATCAAAGTTAATTGATCTGCACCAATTTTTCTGAAATATTCTTCCAGCGAAGATGTTTCTTTGTTTGTTAACTTAAGTATCTTTTTTGCCGCAGTCCTAGATATTCCCCCAGAAGCATATGTGTTCAATGTTGATGAAGCTGGTATAGGTGCAAACCGATTGTTTGATGCCCGCTTAATTATTAATCTAACTGTCTCTTCTACTGAAGTGTCTTCAGCATCAGGTAAATAAGGATTAACCAAATCTATTAAATAAGTGAAACTAGCTTCCTTTGCCATTTTGCTTCCCAGCTTTTTTGGAGTTTTTCGGAGTTTCATATAAAAACTCGGAGGTGGATTTATGCCCATCTTGTTACTATTCAAATATCAGCTAAAGATTAGTACTTAACAATAATAATTATACCAGACCAGCATTGTTTTCTCGGATAATTATTTTTACATTCGCACATATTTTTAGCTGATGAGCGTGGGATAAATGATCAATATCCATTACTAGCATGCCATCCCAATTTAATAACACTCTGTGACAAAGCCACTAGTAAGGCGCTGTTGCAGTACCCAAGCGATCTCTTCGTTTAGGTCTGTTTAACACACCCCTAGTGGCTTTTTGTGTACCTTCGATTCCTTCGCTTGGGCGATCCCAAGAGGAGGAATTTTTATGAAGTTTAATAATAGCGAGTACAAATTAGTCGGTGAACAAGATGACAAGCTAATTGTCCGTGTTAAGCATGTGGATAACCAAACTATTGAAGTTACAAAGACTCAGGGCAACATCATCTTCGACTTTGACCATCAACAGTACAACTCCGATCATCGCAATGAGCGTCACCAAGATAAGTTTTTCAAGAATGATCCAACTAATCCAAATATGAATATGATAGATACTCTGGCAGATCGAGGGTCTATTGAAGTCACCTCAATTTATGGTAAAGACAACCTGCTTAACCAAATCATCCAAAAAGAAGAACATCAAAGTCGGCAAATGTTAGCTGAACAATTACCGGCCGCCTTAGCTACTTTAACGGACAAACAAAAATACGCTGTCACACAGTATTACTGCCACGGCATGAAGAAAAATCAAATTGCTAAAGAGATGGGCATCAGCAAGGTCATGGCCGGTCGTCACGTTAAAGCCGCAATTAAAAAGCTGCGCCAGTTTTACGACATTGAAAATTAATTAGAAAAAAGTGAACCACAGTAGGTTCACTTTTTTGTTGTCTCTGGCAAATAGGTGTGAGGAATAACTCACTAAGTTTTAATGAAAGGAGACAAGATGATGGCTAATAAGGTATCAATCAATGTTACGAAGCATCCCCACCAAAATGGTGTTGTCAGCATGCGCAACGTCACCATCCGGGAACGATTACTCCGTTTGCTGCTTGGCAAACCACATCACTTGATGGTGATTGCGCCCGGCAAAGATGTTCAGCAGTTACAGATTAATGAGGTAAAGGAGGCTTCCCATGAGTGCAATGAATGATTTGGATCTTCAACTAAAAAAACGCGAAGAATTCTATCAACGCATGGCTGAAGAAGCGGTGGAAGGTCTTAAAACCATTCAATCCGTTCGTCAGCAGTTATCTGGCAATAACAATGATCAAGCTGTCGATGAACAACCGAAACGCAATCCAGTTCAAGATAAGATCACGATCCGTCAACTGCTGGCTAATAAGTGCCAAGAAGGTTATACAGAACAAGTCAAGGAGCTTCTTCACAAGTTCGGTGCCGAAAAGCTGTCGGATGTTGATCCTAAAGATTACGAGAATCTGTATTACAGTGCGGAGGGGATCGGCCAATGAGCTCACCAACCCACCATGCTTTATTATCGGCTTCTAGTGCCAATCGGTGGCTAAGTGCTCCGCCATTACCACGTCTAGAACAATACTTCCCGCACTCCACATCAGAAGCCGCCGCTGAGGGAACTGCTGCTCACGCTTTAGGTGAATACAAGATCCATCGGCTGCTTGGCGATCAGTTCAAGCGTCCCACCTCGGATTATCAATCCGATGAGATGGAAAGTTTAACTGATGACTATGCCAGTTATGTCATAGAGCAATACACCCAGGCTAAACAATATGCGGCTGATGCCAACATTAGCGTGGAACAGAAGCTGGACTTCTCTAAATATGTCCCACAGGGCTTCGGTACTGGCGATTGTGTGATTGTTTCTGATCATCTGCTCCATATCATCGATTTCAAATACGGCAAAGGTGTCCGTGTGGAAGCTAAAAACAATCCGCAGATGAAACTTTACGCGATCGGAGCCCTCGAGATGTTCGGCAGTCTTTACAACATTGATGAAGTCGAAGCAACGATCTTTCAACCCCGCATGGCCAACATCAGTACTTGGACCATCAATGCCAAAGAACTGATGCACTGGGCCAACACCGAACTGAAAGAAAAAGCTGAACTGGCCTTCGCTGGTCAGGGAACGGTCCGATATGGTCCCTGGTGTCAGTTTTCAGCCTGCAATGCGGTACTGCGTGCTCGCTACAATTATCATCACAAGCTCACCCGGTTTCAGCTCCGTTCACCGAGTTTACTAACAGACAGCGAAGTAGCTGAAGTTCTGGAGCATATTGATGATTTAAATCGGTGGGCACACGAAGTTAAAGATTACGCTGCTGACTTAGCAATTAATCATGGTAAGCGGTGGCCGGGCTACAAAATTGTTGAAGGCCGTTCCATCCGCCGTTATAAAGATGAGAAAGCAGTCGCCAAGATTGCTGAAACTAATGGCATTCATAACATCTACCAACAAAAGTTATTGCCAATTACTAAGTTAGAAAAACAGCTCGGCAAAAAGAAATTCGCCGAACTGTTCAGTCAGGAAATTGTGAAACCTGCGGGTAAGCCAATCCTGGTGCCGAATTCCGATCGGCGTCAAAGTATTGGTAAATCGAACCCGAAGGATGAATTTAAGGAGGAATAATAATATGTCACAACAAGCAAAAGTCGTTACCGGTATCAACACTCGTCTCTCATACGCCAATGTTTGGGAACCAAAATCCATCAATGGTGGCAAGGAAAAATATTCGGTCAGTCTGATCATCCCCAAATCTGACAAGAAGACTATTACGGCGATTGAAAAAGCTATTGATGCCGCTATTCAAGAAGGCATCGGCAAGTTCGGCGGCAAAAAGCCTAACAAAGCCACTCTTAAGCTGCCTTTACGCGATGGCGACGTTGAACGAGATGATGAAGCATATCAAAATAGTTACTTCATTAACGCTAACTCCATTACTGCCCCACAGATTGTAGATAAGCATGTCCAACCAATTCTCGACCGCACTGAAGTTTACAGCGGATGCTACGCTCGAGTATCGATCAACTTCTACGCTTTCAACACTAACGGTAATCGCGGAATTGCCTGTGGGCTTGGCAATATCCAGAAGATTCGGGATGGGGAGCCGCTGGGTGGCCATGCTAGTGCCAGCGATGACTTTACCGCCATTGATGACAACAGTGATGATGATTTCTTATCTTAAATCAAAAGATGGGCAGCCGAAAAGGACTACCCATTTTTTGTAGAAAGGATTTCTAATGAAACAGCTTTCGATTGATATTGAAACTTATTCCAGCACCAACCTAAATCAGACCGGGGGTTACCGTTATGCCGATAGTGATGACTTTGAACTCTTGCTATTCGGCTATGCTGTCGACTTTGGACCAGTTAAAGTCGTTGATTTAACCCAAGGCGAAAAGATTCCATCACAGATTATCCAAGCCCTGGATGACCCTGCCATTATCAAAAGTGCCTTCAACGCGCAGTTTGAACGCGTCTGCCTATCACGTTTTGTTGGTCACCGCTTAAAGCCGGCTGGTTGGCATTGTTCACGAGTTTGGTCAGCTACCCTCGGTCTGCCCTTATCTTTGCGCGATGTTGGGACAGTTCTTGGCCTCCCCCGTCAAAAGATCACCGCTGGCAAAGAACTAGTACGCTACTTTTGCACTTCCTGCAAGCCTACAAAAGCCAACCAAAACCGCACTCGTAATTTTCCCTACCATGCACCCGACAAATGGCAGCAATTTAAACAATATAACCAGCGTGATGTGGAAGTTGAAATGGAAATTACCCAAAAGTTCAGCCGCTTCCCAGTTCCGCAAAACGAATGGGAAAACTACTGGATGGACCAGGACATCAATGACCGAGGGATTCGGATCGATCAGCAACTGGTTAATAATGCCATCAAATGTCAAAAGGAATTTCATGCTCAATACTTGCAAACTTCCCAGCAATTAACCGGTCTGGCTAATCCAAACTCGCCTTTACAGCTGAAGAATTGGCTCCACCAACAAGGCGTGGAAACTGATTCACTCGCTAAGGCTTCTGTGGCCCAGCTTTTGCAAACTACTACTGGCACCGTGCATCAAGTTTTGGCATTGCGTCAGTTACTTTCTAAATCCAGTGTTAAAAAGTACCAAGCAATGCAAAAAGCCATGTGCAAAGATGGCTGCGTTCATGGGCTTTTGCAATTCTATGGTGCTAATCGTACCGGTCGTTGGGCTGGCCGTCTGGTCCAAGTCCAAAACCTTCCCCGCAACTCTATGCCTGATCTGGAGGAAGCCCGTGCACTGGTTAAACAAGGAAACACCACCGCCCTGGCAATGCTCTATGAATCGGTTCCAGACGTCTTATCACAATTAATTCGGACTGCTTTCATCCCCAGCAAGGGTCATCATTTCTACGTAGCTGACTTTTCAGCAGTCGAAGCACGGGTGATTGCCTGGCTGTCCGGTGAAGAGTGGCGGCAAGCAGCTTTCGCTAAGAATGAAGATATCTATTGTGCATCCGCGAGTCAGATGTTTGGTGTCCCGGTGGTCAAACATGGAATCAATGGTGAACTCCGTCAAAAGGGTAAAATTGCGGAACTCGCCCTGGGCTATGGCGGTTCTATTGGTGCGCTCAAAGCCATGGGTGCCACTAAACTTGGCCTAACCGATGATGAATTACCACCACTGGTTCAAATGTGGCGTAATGCTAGTCCTCACATTGTGCAGTTTTGGTGGGACGTTGATAAAGCAGCTAAAGAATGTATTAAAACGCACCTCCCGCAAACTACCCACGGAATGAAGTTTATTTACCGGAGTGGCTGCATGTTTCTTCGTTTACGGTCGGGACGTTATCTTTGCTACCCCCAACCTAAAATTGGCATTAACCGGTTTGGTTCTGAATCGATTACCTTCATGGGGAACAACACCGTGAAAAAATGGGATCGAATTGAAACCTATGGGGCCAAGCTGGTAGAAAACATTGTCCAAGCAACTAGTCGGGACTTGTTAGCCGGGGCTATGCGTCGCTTAGAAACAGCTGGTAATCCTGTCGTAATGCACATTCATGATGAAGCCGTGATTGATGCTCCGACAGACCGCTCGCTCGACACAATAGTTAAGATTATGACCGAAGTCCCTGACTGGGCTGATGGCTTAATCCTCAATGCTGCTGGCTTTGTCGGAGGCTTCTACAAAAAAGATTAATTTTTATGGTTTACTTCTCGCCCTCATCTGGCTTATCAGTGAGGGCTTTTTTAGTCCCATAAATTATTAAGAAAGGATCTGAATCTATGTCAGAAGCAACGCTAGCTATCGCCAAGCTACGTACCAATAAGCCTAATCCCAACTACCGACCGTTGATCTTCGTAGTCGCTCCCTTTACGGAAGTAGTGAAAAAAGATCCAGTGATCGTTCATAAGGTGCAGTCTTACTGCCGATTTGTCTATCAACATGGCGGCATTCCCATTTGTCCACAGCTTTACCTACCTCAATTTATTAACCTGCACCATTCACAGGAATTTCAAGTAGCCACTTTTATTAACATTGTGCTACTGACTAAATGCGCCGAAGCCTGGTCATTTGGTAAACCGACGCACGATATGTGCTACTTCATCCGCTTTGCCAAACGTAAAAATAAAAATATCCGCTACTTTAATAATGAAATGGAGGCCAACTAAAGATGCATTTTACTTTATCGATGGCAGGTAATTCCGGTCAGGCTAGCAATACGATCTATCCTCATCAACAAACTATCACTAACGCACAGGAATTAGAACAGGCTGCCCATTATGACCATGTCTGCGGTCAATTTACAAATAACCAACGCGCTATTGCCAACTTCATCAAAGCTGACTGCCTGATCATGGACTGCGATAACGATCATTCTGACGATCCGACTACTTGGATCAAACCTGCAAACATTGCTAACTATTTCGATGATGTTTCCTACGCCATTACTTTCTCGCGAAACAATATGAAGGCCAAGCACCATAAAACACCCCGGCCTAAGTTTCACGTCTACTTTCCGATTACTGAGATTACGGATGCTAAAACCTACGCCGAACTAAAACACGAAATTCAAGAATACTTTCCCTATTTTGATGACAATGCGCTTGATGCGGCCCGGTTTGTCTTTGGTGTGCCTAGTACTAAAGCCATCTGGCATGAAGGATCACAAGCCGTGGACAAATTTATGATGGCCCAGCGTTACTTTGCTCAGCAAAACATCGGATCAATCCATGAAGGCAAACGTAATGCTACCCTTTCGCATTTTGCCGGTCGCATCATTATGCGTCTTGGCAATACTGCTGAAGCTCGTCAGGCATTTCAGGAAGAAGCTGCTAAATGTGATCCACCACTAAGCAAGCAGGAACTAAAAAACATCTGGCATAGTGCCACCAAATTTGGTCAACGCATGGCTAATCAAAAAGATTATATTCCGCCCGAAAAATACAATCAGCCCAATGATGACTTACAGCCAGCTGACTACTCGGACACTGGGGAATCTTATGTCTTTGTAAACAACTGTAAAGAGCGGGTCTGCTACACCAATCAATCAGGTTTTATGTGGTTCGACGGTAAGGTCTGGCAAGAATCGGAACCTTTAGCTCTCGGCGAAGTCCAACGTTTTACCGATAAACAATTAACTGATGCTCAGCTTCGTGTCACTAATAGTTATAAGAAGATTCAGCAAAATGGTGTGACATCCGCTTTGCAAGCAATGGGTAAAACTAAAGCTAGTCGGACTTTTAACGATGAACAACAGGCAGCGTT